TTTGCTTTTGCATTTGCAATTAGAGCAGATGCGTTTGCAAGTGAAAGGTCTGCACCATCAGCACCAAGTTTTGTTCCACCATTTAGGCTTCCAAAAAGTGCAATAATGTCTGTGTCTTTCTTTCGAGCCATTGCGTCACCCATCTGGCGACCAATGATTCTAAATACATCTTCGTTATTTTGTTGTACCAAAGTATCAGTTATGATTACTTTTAGACCTACTTCAGCTGTTGTGGCTGTAACTGTGGAGACATCAATGTCTTCACTATCAACCATATCAACACCCTCTACTAAGTCCTCAGCATCCATCTGTCCTACTTTTGGAATTGTTAATTGAAACTCACCTTTGCCTAGATTAAACTTTTCAACCAAACCTGCCATAGGTGCGTTATGCTCTTCTGTGTATCTAGCAGCAGCGAGCATTATTCTCGACATATTCTGTAAATTGCCAGAAGTCGATGTTTGTGTATTTCCTGCCATTTTATTTTACCTCAAAGGCTATATTAGCCAAATATTGACAATCCCAACTTTTTAGCAGCTGTTCTTGCCATGTCTGTTGTTACTGCAGGATCTCCTGCATTGTATCTATCGATAACATCCTCAGAGTTTGTAGGTGCAACATCAGCAGCTGGAGACGCACCAGTCATTTGTTGTCCAGGTGTATTTGCTTGAATAGATTTTTCTAATTTTGCAATCCTAGACAATGCCTTTGCGTGTCTTTCCATAGCAACAGGATCAGAAAAGTCTTGTAGCTCGGTGTATGGTACTTGGTGTTGTGATGCCAATTCATACGCTTTAGCAAGTTGTGTTCTAGAATTTAATTCTTGTTCAACTTGTCTTTGTCGAGATACAACATTATCTGCTTGAACTTTAGCTAAATAAGCTTCTTTCATAGCATATGCTTGTTGATTAGCAGTTTCTCTAGCAGTTTGTTCATCAAAACCTTTACTAATGTATTGGTGAGTTAACTGTTGAGTGTAAGCAGCAACCTCTGAATCTAAATTTCTTTGATTAGTTTGTTGCTCTGCTAATGCCCTCGCTTCTTGTTCCTGTTTAAGTTGAGCTTTCATTTCTGCTATTTGTTTATCTGTAGCCGATTGATATTTTCTCAACTCTTCTTCTGCTGTAGGTTTTTTTTCTACATTTCCTGAAGACTGGGTTTGAGGCTCGGATTGAGGAGAAACCCCGATAGACGAGTCAGCTGTTTCATTTAAATCCTGAGTAGTTTCTGCAACCTGCTCTGTAGGAGTTTCCTCTTTAGCTGGTGCTTGCGTTTCATCAAGACTCAAAGGAACATCAGTAACTTCCACCTGAGATTCCTGTCCTGGATCATTTTGCTCTGTAACCATATATTTTTCTCCAAACTACGCCACCTTGGTAAAGATAACGAAATTTATTTATTTAGAATTACTATAAATAATAAACTACAATGTAGTAGTTTGGCAACTGTTATTCTTCAGTACCTTCTATTACTTCACCTAAGTAAGTGAAATCTGTTTTTCTTGTTTCTGAAAGAATTTTATTCATAACTTCACCAGTATAATCAGAATTATTTATATACACTTGCCCTATTGCTTTCATCAAATCTTCATTGAATAATCTTTCTTCTCCTTCAAGATTATTTACATAATCCCAAAGTTGTTCTAGTTCTTGATATATTGGTTTACGAATCTTACGATTTATATAATAATCTAAACTAGATCTTTGTTCTGGTGATAATGTAGCTCTAAATTCTTTTTGGTCTTTTTCTACATTTTCCCAAATTAAATCTGGTCCTTCTCTGTTTTCAGGTTTATCATAAATAGCATAATACTCATTCAACATAATATCGTCAGGATTTGTAGATTCATCTCCTGTATAATTATCCATTCCATTATCTTTTCTATATTGGTCAAGCCTGATAGATTCTTCTCTTTCTCTATCTTTTGCTGTATTTATATAGTTTTTAAAAATATTATAAACATTTCTAAAGTTTCGCTGACCTTTCTCTTCCCAATCTCTATGGACAAGGGTGTCATTATGTAAATCTATAAGAAAATCATCTGAATCGTTACCGATACCATCACTTGTTAAAGTTTCAATTCTATCTCTTTCTACTTTATATTGAGAAAATTTATTACCTTTACTTGCTCGTATTACATCTTCATCAAATAATGTATCTTTATACCTAGGATCTTGTGAAGCTTGATATTTTTGTATGACAGATAAATCTTCCCAACTGTCTACACCATGAACATTTCTAGCAGCAGCATTTCGTTTTTCAGTTCTTACATTTTGCCTAACATTAAATCCTAAAGCCTCAACAGTTTGTCCTTCTGTAGACAAACCTACTTCTGCTCTACCTGGAATATAATCTTGTAAATATGGAACATTTCTAAAAACTTTATCTTCAAGAACATCACCAGGTCCTATAGGTGAAAACAAATCTGTCAAACCTTGGTATCCTCTTCCTTGCAAACTCTCTATAGGATCACCATGAAAGTTTGAACTTCTTACTTGATTCAAAGCCGCACGAGGTAAAACATTGAATCTTCCCTCTGCCATTTTAACTGGATCTAATGCTCTTAAAGTTGTATCCATTTGTCCAACTAAATCAATTGTTGCTTCATATTCTCCTTCACCTAATACAGGTATAGTAGGTGCAGCAAATTCTGAATTATATCCTATTCCTAATGGTGACCAATTATTTGCACTTACTGGACTTAGTCTACTCGGGGGTAGGTTTTCTCCTGTAGTAGCTTTATGTATTATTGATGCTGTCATCGCTAAAAATAACCAACTTCCTACTATATTATTACCATAATACCTTGCATTTTCATCGCTTATTTTTTTAAAACCTGGAATTAAATTAAGTGCTTTAGTAACTTGTTCTTGTCCTCCAAGTGTTAATAAACTTTTTAATCCTCTTGTTTGTGTTCGCAATATTCCTTCATTCTCACCTATTGAAAAAAACAACGCAGTCAAGAATCTTCTAATAAACTTGCTTGTTATACGAGATTGACTTATAGGAATAGTTGAATACTTAAGATTTGCTGCTGAAGCTACAGATGCAGCTATTTGATTATCTGTATATCCACGTTGATTTTGTAATACTTGTGGTAATATATTGTGCTTTACATCATGTAATATTGCTGCTGGATATGTACCATTGAATAATCCATCTCTATTCCATCTTTCAACATTTTGTAATATTTCTAAAGCCTCTTTTGGTTTCCTCCTCAAAGCTCCTGTTTCTGTTGCTACATCTGTTGCAAGTTTATCTAAATCTTTTCCTCCAAAAATTAATCTTTCTTCTATGTTCAACCCATTATCCATAATCATTTTTGTAGTAATATTTCTTTTTTTTCCATCTGGACCAAAGGTAAAATCAGAATCTCCATATAGAATTTTTCTATCTACTAGATTTGTTGTATCATCTAATGCCATTTCTTTTAGTGTAGACTTTCGCCCACCTGATAATCTTCCTGCTAGTATTTCTGCTGCTATTACAGGTATTCTTAACAAAGCCTCGGCAGATCTTATTAATTGTTTTGGTTTTTCTTTATATGCTTTTGTGACTGGATTAACTGCTCTTATAAACTGATCAACACCATAACTAAAATTACCTATAGTTCCTCGTTGTCCAAAGTCTATATCTTGAAATAAACTACCAAATAACTTTGCTTGTTTAGGAATAAAGGTTGCTTTATCTACCCACTTATCTAAATCAATTTGATCTAAATTTAATAATGATGTTGGTATTCTTCCAAACTTATAATCAGCACCAAAAAGTAATTCTAACTTATCTGCTATTTCATTTGGAACTGCATATGTAAATGCTTGTCCATCTCTTCCATCAGGGTTATAAATCTTTTTACCAACAAAGCCAACTAAATTCGGCACTCTGTACCCTGCAGGTATTACTCCTTCTGATTGAATTTGTTGAACTTTTCCTAGATGTTTTTTTAATACATCTAACAATGTTATTTCGGCACGATATTTTACACCCTGCATATTGGTAATTCTAACTTGATCAAATACATTCCATCTGCTAGGTTCAAATCCTAAATCAAGCATTTCATCAAAAGTAAGTTCTACTCTATTTTTTTCAAAGCCAGGCTTTCTTCCTACTTGTATCAATCGTTCCATAGTTTCTTTTGTAAGATTACCTTTGTCATCAAAAAGATTTGTATTGTCTCTTGGTTTGAAACCTCTATTAAAATAATTTTCAACACGATTCATATCTTTATCAAATAAAAATCTTTTATTTTCTTCAAAGTGTGTTTGTCTCCAAGCTTCTTCATAAACTTCTTGAAAATTTTCTATATTGTTATTTTTAAATTGACTTGTATCTATATCTTGTTCTGATAAATATCTTCGTACATTTTCTGGTGAAACATAATTTCTTCCCTCTTTTTTAATTAGAGGAACAGCTGAGCCATCTGCGAATTGTGCTTCTCCAAACAAAAGTTTTCTTATACTTATCATTACTTTTCTATCTGCCTCACCAGCTTGCCCTGCTCTCGGAATAATTGTATCCTTCTTTTGTGTTCCCCAATTTAAATTTTTTAGAATTTTGTTAGCTTCTGTAAAGGCTTTTTTTACTTCTAACTCTTGTCTTCTCAAAGCTCCATCATAATTTAAAATTATTCTTTGTTCTACAGTTTCACCTGGTAACAGACTATCGAGCGCTCTACCATACTCTTTATCTGCTATATCAATACGCTCAATCACTTCAGCTGGTGTGTTTTTAGAAGGAACAAAGTTACCTGGGTTAGGAGAATTTTGTTCTCTAACTATTTCTCGTTTTACTGATCTAGGTAATTTTTGTTTTTCTTCTGGTGGTAAATCATATATTCTGTTTATTTTTTCTTTATTTACTTGAACATCATTAGAGTTTTTAGGAAACTTCGGTATGCCTAATTGTTCTTCTTCTTGTTTAGCAATACCAGCAATTCCCCCTGGTAAATCTTCTGCTCTTTTTGCAACATCTTCTACTGCTTGTTTTCCAGTTCTTCTTAGAGTTATAGCATCTAATGTCTTTCCTACTCCTTGTGAAACTCCTGGTGCTGTTGATAATCCTGCTACTCCACCAGCAAAACCTGCTCCTATATTAATTGCTGTTTTTAGTGGTCCAGGTATATCTAAGTTTTCTGTTTCTCTTGCAGCAGCTTGTGATGCTAATAAAGAACTTGCTTCTATTGCTTGTTCTTGTGCTGCTCTTTGAACAAAACCTGTAAACCCTGATGCTGTTTGAGTTATTGGTTCTACAGCACGACCAGCTAACCTTAAGCCAGGAGACAAAACTCTTGGTGCAGAAGCAGCAGCAGCACGTAATGCTGGACCAGCAGCTGGACCTAATCCTGCAGTTGCCAAATTTAAAGCTATACCTGCGGGAGATGTTTGAGCAGATATAAACTCTGATGTGTCTTCACGACTTGCTGGTAATAATCTTGACAGTTGTTGAGGACCAGGTAAGGTTTCTCCAACATCACGAACACGACCTAAAACATCTGATACAGGTCTTGGTATTGGTGGTAAAATTCTTTCAACTTGTTCAGGTGTTACAAGTCCTTGTAGCAACACACCTGGATCTTCTACAAATCTACGAAAGCCTCCTATTGCTCCCATTACCATAAGCTACCTCCTAAAAGTATAAGAATCTAGTTCGTGGTCGATATCTTCCTGCTTGGTTATATTGTCTACCCATTTGTGCAAATCTTTCTGTAAACGGAAAGTCTTGCAAGAAGTTTGTAAATGTTTGGGTAGGAGCACCTCCACCCAATATCTGTTCACCAAGTTGCCCATAAAAAGATGATAAAGCATCTTGATAAATGTTTTGTGCTTCTCTTCTTCGTGTAGGAGTATCTAGTAAACCTTGTCTACCAAGTGTTCCAAAAAATGCTGCTCTTGGTTCTTCTTCTAAAAATCCTGCAAATGTTGGATTGATTGCCATTATAAACCAAACCTTCCAGCTGCAAAGTCTAAGAAGTTTCTAGCTGCTTGACCTTCTCTTGCTCTAGCATCACTATCTAAAACGTAATCTGCAAATATTTGTTCTTGTGTAGGTTGTCTAAATATGCTTGATACAAATGGTGAGTATCTAGCTTGTTGTGCTGCTCTCAAGAAATTAAGTGCATCTGCTGTTTGAGCTGCTTCACCTGGTGCAAACAAATCGCTTCTAAACCCTGGTGATCCTGCTTCTAATCCTCTAAGAAAATTTACATCATCCAATGCTTGTTGAAATCCACCTCTTATTCCTGTAGGTTGACCTGCAAGGTTTCGTAAATAATCTTCAAAGTTTGTTCCTGTACCTGTTGATGTTGATCCACCTCTAGCAATATTTGCTAACGCTCCTAATTGTTGAGCTGGAATTAAATTAAATGCTTGTCTTCGTAAGAACGAACTTATTGGTCCACCTTGTGTTCCTGGTTGTTCTCCAAAGACATTACCAATAGCAGATCTTACAGCCGCTGTCGGTGATATACCTTCTAAATCTGCAGCAGATAAACCACCAAATGGAATCGAAGTCATATCAAATGGTTCTGGATCTGGTGGTGTTGGAGGTTCTGGTGGAGTTGGTGGAGTAGCTCCATTTGTAAATGCTGTAAAACTTTGTGGATCTACTGTTTCTCCAAACACATCACTTATCATAGGCTCTGGCGGAGTTGGAGGGGTTGGAGGTGTAGGAGTAGTAGTAGTTTGAGGAGTTTGAGGAGTTGGATCAGTTGGAGTTAGTGCATCAGGTAGAAAATATTCTGATAGAACTGTACTTTCTCTTTCTGCTGTTGGTTCTGGTTGTACAGGAGCATCAGGAATAGGTACAACTGCACCAACTCTTGCACCTGTTTCTGCACCCAAAACTGATTGTCTTAGAGCTAACCTTCTTGCTTGTGCCGCATTTGGAGCATCAACAACTACTGTATCAGTTACTCCATCTGGTGTACTTACTGTTATATTAAATCGTGCCATTTTATTTTATCCTCCCATAGGATTTACTCTTGGACCAGGTCCTCCTGGTGTACCTGGTGGAGCTTGTCGAGGATCACCTACTCTAGGAAAACCCTGCATTTGTGATGATACCACTCCACCATTAACTCCTGGTGGTCCTTGTCGTGGTGGTTGCTGTCCTGGTTGTGGAGGTTGTGGTCTCTGAGGTGCTTGTCCGCCTAGACCAAATTGTTGTAATATGCGTTGAAATTCTAAGTCTTGTGCAGTCTCTTTCTGCTGGTCTTCTTTCAAAGTTTTTCTCAACATATCAATATAAATCATAGCCTTATCTTGCTCACCAGTCTGCATCAATCCTTCAATCAAGGTTAGTAACAAAGCCTTTGGTTCTGTCACATGAGCTTGCTGTGCAGATATAGCATTTTTAAACTGGTCTACATCGTTTATCTGTAATATATTCTCCCATATCCATTCGTCTGGTGCAAGTGGTCTAGGTCCATCTCTCATCATTTGTGCCATGGTTACGAGTTGTGGTTC